TGATATAGGCATATATATTTATTTATTTTTACTCGCGGATGCGCGTTTTCGCGAGGCCGATACTCGTTTTCGCGAGACCGATACTCGTTTTCGCGAGACCGATGGGCGATTCCGGGACATCGATGGACGTTTTCGGGACACCGATACTCGTTTTCGGGACACCGATGGGCGATTCCGCGAGGCCGTCCGACGTCTCTTTGACATCGATGCATTCAATGCGTCCGGTGCCATAATATTCGGTGCCATTACTCGGACGTTCTTACCTTTACGTATCATTTCACGAAGTTTTTGCTGTTTTGCACGTTGTTCCTTATAATATTTCAATGCAGGATTTGTATCGCGGTCACTTGTTATTTCGAAACGAGAATAATCACCGTAAGGTTCCGTCATTGTTATCCAAACTATTTCTATATTATATACAAGTATAATCACTCAAGATGTCAAAACCAAATGCATCAACAAGTCTATGTATGTATGGCAAATCGCAATCACCCATTGATATTGTCACAAAGGATGCACAAACATGCGAAGTTCGATGTGATGCCAAGTTTTTTTACCGCGGTTCCATGTGTACTCTTATTAACACAGGGTCCGAGTTCGTGATTCAATATGACGTCGGCAGTTATATCGATTTTAAAAACACAGTCTATGCACTCGAACAAATATCCATTACGCGTCCCGCATCCCATCTAATCAATGGACAACAATACGCAGCCGAAGTATTACTTTATCACAAGAATAAGGTCACGACCGATATGTTAGTCGTCAGTGTCTTCCTCGAATCATCGGATGCGGTTTCTCCATCGAAAACATTTTTGGACCAATTTGTCGATTATATTCCTCAAGATTCGAACCAGGTAAAAACACTGAACCTCGGAACCGACTGGAACGTGTTTAATGTTCTCCCAATGGAAAAGTCGTTCTATACCTATAATGGGTCGATTATAAAAGAACCATGCGAACAAAATACAACGTGGATTATCTTTGCAAATCCGGTCAATGCATCATCGCATTTCTTCTCACAACTCGTTAGTAAGTTTCCAGCAGTGAATAACCGTAACCCGAATGCACTCAATAATCGCAAGGTATTTTACAATCCGAACCGCGACCCATTATTTACAATGAACTATGGGTCATCTGAAAAGTGCTACAATGAATCTCAATTTCGTTCGCAGTGTTCGTTACTATCGCGGAACTCTGCAATAGAAGAACGTCGTTCGAATGATATGATGACCTTTGCGATTATATTATTTGGTATTGCCGTATTCATACTCGCACTATGGTTATATGAAAGCGGAACCGGTGCACAATGGGCAAATAGTGTAAGTACAGGAATGAGTAGCATGGCATCGTCTGTTCGCGATAGTGCAACCGGTGCAATGACGCGATTAAAAGGAACCGTTACGGGAACGACCGGGGTGACCACGCAATAAACGGTTCCTACTAGCGAATACGTTCCGCAATTCGCCGATACATATCTTTGCATTTTCCAACTTGAGTCTTTAATGTTTCAATCGACTCTCTTGTTGCATGATGTTCGTCTTTTAATATCTGCAATATTTCCTTACATAGATGGAGTTGTTCTTTCAAGAACTCCATTTCTGTTTTCTGTGTTTCCAAGTAATCGACGATATCATCGACCTGGTCTCGCTTCTTCCAAAATATCGTTTCAAATATAGGTTCTCGGCGTTGCGGGTCGGCATCGACATCATAGTGATAACGCGGTACATACCATTTCAATTTCCCCGAGCGAATATGCACATAACGCTTTGATATTTGTTCGACGTGTCCGCCTGACCGAAATGCCTGGCATCCGTCTTTATCGAGGGTAATATATCGAACATGTGAATACAGTGGAATTTCTGCAATGTCGTCGATACGAATATAATCTTCTAACATATCTGCCATTTCCTTCTTTGTGTATTTTCTAGGAGGTTTGCGAACACGCGATGGTGCAACCGACGATGCATTTCGAGGACGCCCTCTTTTCGGTTTAACCGTGTCGTTTATATCGACTTGTATGCTTTTATACATCGGATATGAGAATACTACTATATAACAGGAATATAACTGTTGCAGATGGACGTGTGTATATTGCCGTTTTGCATCGTATCGATTCACATCGTTGTGCGTAAATAGAAATAGAAATTTTAATATTTCATTATAGTATAGATTTTTCGCACGTATTTACACATAATCCAATGGGTTTAGGACATCTTCTTCTTGCAGTTCGTAGCGAACATGATAAATATTTAGTAGGAAACCCACAATTCACTTTTTTTAAAGGCGTGTATCGCCGTCATACACATTTCGCGATGGAACAAGTGTTTGTTCCTTTTATCGGCGATACGACTAATACATTCGGTCGCAAGGTATACGTCGACATCCCAAAGACCGGTGATTTACTACACCGTATGTATCTCGTATTAGATATTGAAGTTCCATCCGAATCCGATATTTCAGGTATCTGTCCAACAGGATATAGTTTTATCGACCACATCGACCTCGTCATCGGCGGTCAATTGATGGAACGTCATTATGGACAATGGTTAGCACTTTACCAAGAATTCTTCCAAGATAAACGTAAGGAATTTGCTTTATCGTATATGTCAGGTTCGCACGATGCACGTAGCAATAAGAAGACCATCTACATCCCAATGCGCTTCTGGTTCAACAACGAAGTCGGGTTATCACTTCCATTAATCGCATTGTCATCCTCACAAATCCGTCTGGAAGTTCGTATCAATACGAAAGATAAGGTATCGAGTTACTCCATTGATAAAGAAGACCCATCACGAACAATTGCACATACCGACCTACTTATCAACCGTATGCGTATGTTATGTGAATACATCCATCTCGATAAGGAAGAACGTGTTCTCTTCTCGTCAAAGAGTCATGAATATTTAATTACACAAGTCCAAAATAGTGTCGAAAATCCGGTTCAGTTATATCCACTTGAATCCGATGCACGTTATGAACAATTATCGCAAAAGGTTGAATTACGTTTCAATCATCCAGTGAAGGAACTCATTTGGACATTCAAGGACAGTCACTTTGTATTACCAAATGTGGATATGTCGAATACGACGTTCGACTCTAATAGTGGTGTATTAATGTATAATTATTGGAGAAACGGGTTAATGTGGGCAGACCATATGATTGAATGTAATATCATGTTAAACAACAAGGACTTGACTGAACCATTACCTGCATCATTCTTCCGTAGTGTTCAAGGGTTACAGCATCATCATTCTTTCGGTTTCACAACAGCATTAGACCGCTCAATCGACGACGGAAATGCACCTTCGCCGGATGCAACGATTAAGACGGGTGGAACAGGCGCATATTTGTATTCCTTTGCATTGAATCCAATGGACTATCAACCATCGGGTTCCGTCAATTTCTCCAAACTCGAAAATGCACATTTGAAATTCCGTATGCACCGCGATACTGCAAACTTTACATTCGGTGGTTCAAACAATATCGATTCGAAACACTTGAATATCTATGGTATCCATTATAACTTTTTACGTATTCAAGGAGGTCAATGTGGATTATTATTTGCGGTCTAAATGAGTCATGACGGTCCATTCCTATCCGAATAAATACGAGTATTATTTTTTCATTATGTATAGTAACGAAAGAAGCATACTAAATATGGCAGACGCACGAATTATATTACAAACACAAGGACAAGAAGACCAAAACATTGTCCAAAATGCAGAATTCACGTTTTTCAAAAAAGATTTCCGTACGCATACACAACTAGGTCTCGACTGGCAATCGATTAATTACAATGAAAAGAATGAAGAAGGTGTCATTCGCGATGGTCAGACAATCACGATACGCATTCCATTGAATGGTGATTTATTGAACGAAATCTATTTACGTTTTAAAGTGGTGACAGATGAACGCTGGTATGTCGGTACAGGAAGTGATTTATCGGAATGTATGTTTTCGCCGATGACCGTATTTGATATTGTCGATAAAGTGGAATTAATGTACAACGACCACCGGTTATCGGAATTAACGAGTGACTATATTTTGTGTTACATGGACCTATACAAGAGTATTGGTGAAAAAAATGCACTTGCAAACATGGTATCGTATGATAATGCAACACGTGAATTTATTAATCTTGATGTATCGAGTGTAGCACCACATACCTATTTGTATATGCCTCTACCATTCTGGTTTCACAAGTCACCGATTCACGCAATACCATTATGGGCATTGAAAGATACCAATTTAACATTAAAAATAACATTGAAGGACTTCTCTGGTCCAAATCAGTCACGAAAGATTCACGATGTCGATACGATGGTTCAATATGCATTTGTGACTGAAGAAGAAAAAGAACAATTCAAGGTTTTACCTGCAGAATACACGATTAAACAAGTGGAACGTATAGACCGCTTCGAAATGAATCCAAATCATAAACACCGTGTCGATATTTCTCCAACGAATTTCATTGAATATCTATTATGGAATGTCCAATTATATGAAGAAGGAACCAGTGGTGGTGTCGGATATCGACAGATGATTGATGGTGTGAAACAAGTGGAAATCATGATGAACGGTAATACGGTAATTGAAGCCGATGGTGATTATTTCAATTGGGTTCAACGTTTTCAGCATTTCAACTGTGACAGTACGATGCAATTATATGACCCTCAAGTCACCAATTATCCAATGTTCATTCCAAGTCGCAACGCGAATGTCGATAGTCCAATGCCGATTTACACCTATTCGTTTGCATTAGACCCGCGTGTTCCAAAAGAAAGTGGGTTCGTATCGACGGTTAAATTCAATCATACCGCGATGACGATTGAATCAAATGATTTACCGGATGTAACGAGTGGTTTTCGTGCAATATGTAGTGTATATGTTGTACGTCACAATATACTACGTATCAAAGATGGATATATCAGTATGTTATATAACTAATTGGCACTCACTCGATTGTGAGTCTCGCATGGTTTCATAAATTTTAATTTTAGGTCACAAACCTCCTCGAAAATATTACATCGATTTTAATAGTATCCTAATATCCTATTAATATCCATGGTCCCGAAAACATTGAAATGTGTGAAATAGGGGTGCGTCGTTTTTCTGCGAAATTATTTTCTTTTGCTATAATATACTTACAATTCAAATTTCTTTACAATGGGTGGTGGTTTAATGCAATTAGTCGCATACGGTGCGCAAGATATCTATTTAACTGGTAATCCACAAATTACCTTCTTCAAAGTTGTTTATCGTCGTCATACCAACTTTGCAGTTGAAGCTATTGAACAAACCTTCAATGGTTCATCTGACTTAGGTCGTAAATTCACCTGTACCATTGCTCGTAACGGTGATTTATTACATCGTGTCTATTTACAAGCATCAATCACTGCAACTAATCCTGAATTAGAATATTTAGGTTTCCAATTAATTGACTACGTTGAAGTCGAAATCGGAGGTCAAGTCATTGATAAACAATACGGTGAATGGATGGCTGTATGGTGTGATTTAACTCACTCATACGATCAATCATTAATGTTAGATTCAATGGTCTCAATCAGTAATGAAACTTTATATATCCCATTACAATTCTGGTTCTGTCGTAACGCAGGTTTAGCATTACCATTAATTGCTTTACAATACCACGAAGTCAAATTAAACGTTCAAATGAAATCATCAGTTTCAGGTGTTTCAGCAATTGAATCATGTTCAGTATGGTGTGACTATGTCTTCTTAGATACTGATGAACGTCGTCGTTTCGCTCAAGTTTCACACGAATATTTAATTGAACAAGTCCAATTCTCAAACGAATTATCAGTTTCAACATCAGGTACTCAACAAGAATTACGTTTCAACCACCCAGTCAAAGAATTAGTCTGGTTAGTTAAAGGTACTGGTGCAGGTTTAACCAATTATAAACAATGTGGTTCCGCATTATTACAATTAAACGGTCAAGACCGTTTCAAGAGACGTCATGGTCACTATTTCACTAAAGTTCAACGTTATGAACACCACACTGGTGCAGGTCACTCATTAACTGGTGGATCTGCTTTAGAATCAGTCCATGTCTATTCATTCGGTTTGAAACCAGAAGAACATCAACCATCAGGAACTTGTAACTTCTCACGTATCGACAATGCTGTCTTAAACATTGCAGATAGTAGTTTCTCAACATCTGACTTATTAAAAGTCTATGCTGTCAACTACAACGTCTTACGTATTATGTCAGGTATGGGTGGTTTAGCATACAGCAACTAAATTAGTTCTGTTGTATTCGTATTCTTTATTCACAACTATATGCTTCAACATATGGTTCTACGTATGTTCTAACAACGAACAACTATAAAAATTCATTTTATCGTAACGGATACTATAACATGAATTCAACGCACAACGTTTTTATAAAATAACATGTGAATTGTCCATCCTATCAATATTTTATTCGCCCTATACTATATACATTTGTGTTTGTATAACAAATAACAAGATGCCTAAAAAATACCAGAACGGAGGATGTTTCTCTGAATCTACATGGAAGATGATTGGATGGGTTCTATTCGTCGTCCTATTACTCGCGATACTCTATTCGACACATCGTCGATTCATCGATAGTCCATATCGTGTTGAAATTGAGACCGCACGTCAGACAAAATACGACGTATATCTCGATGTCCGAACTCCGATGGAACGCGACACGTTAGGATATTATCCGAATTCGATTAATATACCATCCGGTGATATCGCGGAACGTATTGAAACCGCGATTCCGAATAAAAATGCAAGTATCCTTGTCTATTGTAATACCGGTCATCGTGCAAAGATGGCAACCGAAAAGTTGCGTCAGATGGGTTACCGTCATGCGTATTATATAGCAGAATCGCATATCTTTTTATAATGGTCGCGACGTATCCAATGACCATCCGCAAGGTCAAACGACAAAAATAAACTCTGACTACAATATAAGTCAAGCAATATATCACAATATACATACAATGGCAGGGGGACTTATGCAACTTGTGGCATACGGTGCTCAAGATTCGTATTTAACCGGTAATCCACAAATCACCTTTTTCAAACTTGCATACAAACGTCATACCAACTTTGCAATGGAATCTGTTGAACAGACGTGTAATGGTAATGTCGGATTAGGTAAGACATTCTCTTGTATCCTCGGACGTAACGGCGACCTTATTCACAAGATATATATGGAAATGACATTTGACCAGGATTTACGTCATGTAAATGCATGGCGCATGGGACACCAACTCATCGACTATGTTGAAATCGAAATCGGCGGTCAGATTATTGACAGACAATACGGCGAATGGATGGAATTATGGACCCAACTCACACATACACATGCAGAATGGATGAAATTGAATCGTATGATAAGTGGAACACATGTGACACCACAGGGTCACTCGCGTGTGTATGTTCCATTACATTTCTGGTTCTGTCGTCATATCGGTCAAGCACTTCCGATTATTGCACTTCAATATCACGAAGTCAAATTGAATATCAAGTTGAAACCAACATTTAAGGTTGTAAGCACCGCATCGGGCGGAACATTCGTAGATTCAACAGCAAATATGGTCGAATGTCGTGTATTCGCAGACTATATTTATTTGGACAATGACGAACGTCGTAAGTTTGCACAAGTGTCGCATGAATACCTCATCGAACAAGTGCAATATTCGAATGATGTTCCAATACAACAAAATTCCGCAGCGACAATCAAGTTGCGATTGAATCATCCTGTGAAAGAAATCGTCTGGGCAGTTCTCCATAATAATCCGATGCGTCACCCATTTGACTTTTGGAGCACTCAAGGCGAAACATTGGATATGCTGAAACGTATAAAGATGCAATTGAACGGTCAAGACCGATTCCAGGAACGCGATGGCAATTACTTCCGATTAGTTCAGACATATCAGCACCACACCGGGTCACATTTACAACAAGGTGCGGTATCTGCGACGGGTTCAGTAAAGGAACCATTAGGTGGATTCTATGTCTATAGTTTCGCGATTCAACCGGAAGAATATCAACCATCAGGAACTTGTAACTTTTCACGTATTGACAACGGTGTATTAGAAGTTCATACTGGTACAAATGCGGGAATTATACATTACTATGCTGTCAATTATAACTTGTTACGTATCATGAGTGGTATGGCAGGTCTGGCGTTCTCGAATTAATCGAACATTTCTGCAAATTCATTCATATTCATATTCATATTCATATAATCATTGTATGAATAGGAATCGTCCGTTACATTAAACTTGATAAAACTTGATAATTCAAGAGTTACCTAAAATATACCCCATTTGGTCTCTATTACAAATACATTAGCATTATAGAAAACACTATAATATTATCGTAACTATAATATCACATCTGTAAGGTAT